ATGTCAACACACCTTGCTCTTACCGATTGCGCTGTGAAAACGCGCTTTTGGCTCAAAACGCACAAGGCCAACAAGGCCGGCAAAGCTCCTATTAGTTTACGCCTGACGCTAAACGGCACTGCCGAAGTCAGCACCCACATCCGCGTATTGCCCTCCGAATGGGGTGGACACGACGCCAAAATTATTACCAGTACGGCCGCCGCGGTCACCTACAACAAATCCTTGGATATTCTCGCGGCGAAGGCAACGCTTACTGCTGCCCAGCTAGAAATGTTACCGGATCGCACGGGCCCGGTAACAGCAGCGGAAATAGCCAGGGCTATGCGTCCGAAAAAGATTGTCTTACCAACTCCCTCTACTCCAGAACCAACCCTCACTGACCTATTAACTACGGCCTTACATACCGCCTACGGGGCGGGCAATGAGGGCACGCTTACGTCCTACGGTGCCAGCTTAAAAGTCTGGACTAAGTGGCCCGCCTCCCAAGGGTTGCTACTGACCGGGCTTACTGCGTCCGTTACCGCTGCCTTCGCCGGGTGGTTAAAGCAGCACTATGCCCCTACCTCCCGCGCTACGATGCTGGCCGGATTGAACGCGCTGCTTAAACACGCAGCCCCTGCTCATCCGGCTACCTTCGCGGGCCTAGCGAAAGGATGCAAAACTCAGCGCAAGCAACGCAAGTCCGTTAAGCGAGATACGATAGATGAATTATTCTCATGCGAGAATCTGACCCCTGCTCAAACCTTGGCCCGGGATGTGTTTATGACGCAGTACTATCTACACGGATCCCGTGTCGGCGCCATACTGGAGCTGCGGAAAGAACAGATAGACTTAACAGCGGGCCGGGTACGCTTTACCACGCACAAGAGCACCCGGTACAAGGATGTAGCTATCCCTTCCCGCTTGCGTCCTGTGCTAGAAAAGTACATGGATAGCGCAGGCCCGTTACTATTCCCCTACCTGCCAGCCGACTACTTCAAACTAGACAAGTCTACCAAGTTCAAAGAAAAGGATAATGCCCGCGCTACGCTGGGCAATGCTTTATATAGGTTATCGGAGCGGGTTGGGCTTCCGGTGCGGCTACACTCTCATATTGCTCGGCATACGGCCGCACTTCGTGCCTATGAAAAGACAAAGGACTTACGTGTGCCGCAACAGATGCTAGGCCATGCCTCTATTGCAGAAACCGCTGGCTATATAGCTAGCCTCAGCACCGATGAACTAGATTCCGCCGTGGCTTCTGTGTACGAGGACTAGTAAACCAGAAACCGCCCCGCCTCTACGTGGTACGTGGAAGCGGGGCGGCAAGCGTTCCGGCGCGGCCGGTTCTAAAGGTCCAGGTATGGGGGCCCGGTCCGGATGGCTCCTACCCCCAGCACGTGAAGCTGGTTCGGAACCAATAATAGTGGATAAACGGCGCGATGCCGACCTTACCCAAATATACGACTACTGACCGACATAGATGTCGGCTAGTTACACAATTACCGCCCCGCCTCTACATAGGGCGGGGCGGTGAAGTGTTAGGCAGCTTATTGATACACCTTGCGTTTACCACGAATGAGCTGTCCTGCCATATTGTGAGCCTTTAATTCTGCTGTCAGTTTAGCGCTTACATATTTGCAAAGGTCTTCACGGGTTTCAGCACAAACGTTGTCAATAGAAGCCTTGCTTTCTGGTGCAACCAAGCAGTAATCCCGCATATGGGGATAGTCGCCACTTGTATAAATAAACCCTCGCTTATCTTCTGGGAACATCGGGCCAAAGCGATTGCCTTCGTGCTGGTATTTGCGAAACTTCCAGCGCTCTACCTTAGTAGCTTCAATCTGCCGTGGGCCGTAGAGCCCTGCTACCCAAATTTGACTTGGCTCTGTTGCCCAGCGCTCTACAGTCGTATCAGCGTAGCCCGGCAGGCCTCGCCACTTACCCCATCCCTGTTCTGCTGGTAGTAATTCCAGTTCTTCAAACGGAAGCAAGTCGGCACTATTCTTCATCTGATTTAGACAGATACTTATCTACTCGTTCCCCTGTATTGACAACAACCTGAATGGCTCTGTCATCCCACAGCTCTGTCATTGCCATATCCTTCACACAGGTAACAGGAAGCACACGCCCCAAGTGTTGGCGGCACCATGCTACAATTGGCCGCAACACTTCGGGCGAAGGGTCAAAAACGCGGGCGGTGAAGATTTTCACATGCTTGCCCTGTGCCAGCCACTGCTTTACGCGGGCCTGCATAGCAGGCACTGGCTCCCCTATATGGTTGATAGACTTCCAGCCGTCATAATGCGCCAACGTCCCATCTAGGTCTACTCCTATCCACGGCTCTTGCTTCTTCGGCTTGCCATCTCCCGGCATAAACTGCCCACCAGTAAAGGCAAAGCAATGGTGAGCGTCATAGCAATCACAGTTAGGACTAACACAGTTTTGCCGGGCTAACTCCTGTCGCGCGGGGTCATTGCTTGAGGGAACGGCAATTTGCTTGAGCAACGACTCTTTAGCTGCCTTTTCTTCTTCTGCTATCTGCTGCGTATCTCTGCCAAGTAGTTTTGTGAGAGTGTTTTCTAAGGGCATCTGCTTAAACTGGTCCAAGCTATAGCCGCTGAGGTCATTACGTTCTGCCATATCAAATAGTAAAAGGTTTGCCACAGAAGCGGCAGTGATAGGTATGAAAGTGACTTGGGATACCATCCCCGCCCATACTTACAGGGTAGTCGTGCAAGTCGAAAAACTTGCGGCTAAACCAGCATACAAACCGCATAGTGAAACCGTTGGTGATGTATAAATATACGTATAAACGCATTGACAATCAGACAATTAACATGGTTTTTTATCAACAAATTATCCACATCATGTGGACTAGTCAGCGCCTTCCGAAGTACCGAAAACCGCAACGGTAGTTATAATCCCTCCTCATACAGCCCGGGCCCATTTATACACTGGTTCAAAGACAACCCTTCCAGCCAGCTCCCCACCGATAGCCCACAACGTAGCGCCGGTATAGGCAGCCAGTACCACGGCTACCCCCATACACAGCCAGGCGAGTAGGTTGGTTAGGTGCCACCCATCGGTTAGGGCCACCAACCAGGTAGTTGACCCGGGGAAGGCCGGGCCGTTGGCGGGGTCGCTGTCTTTGTATTTGAGCCTCCAGCTGGTTGTGCTATCCCAGAACGGGCCCCACTCACCCGGGCGGCCTTCCCCCGGGGAGTGGGTCATGGTATCATGCAGGGCGCGAAACACCCGGGCCGCAATCAGCAGCGCGACCATTAGGACAACTAGCGCACCGACCATGCCGTGCTATCGTTTTCCCAGGTGGCAGGCATCTCCGTTAGCTGTTCCCACTTAGCGGAGTCGGTAGGCTTCTTTGCGCATGCAGTAGCGCATGCAGCCAGTAGCAAGATGGCTAAGGCAGGAACAATCGAGGAGCGTACCCAGCGGTACACGGCATAGCCTAGGGCAATACCCCCCGCGCCGCCGGCCAACACCAGCCAGAACGAGTATTCACGCGGGGCACCCAGGCAGGCCCATAGGATAGTAGCACCTAGTAGGAAGTGCCAGCCCAATACCAGCGGGTAGGGCAGCAGGAAGAAGATGGCAGACAGAAGCTTTTTCATAGGGAAGGGTTTAGGTTAGAGCGTCCAAAAACACGGTGTAGTAAGAGGCAATCAATTGAGCTTTGTCCAGCCCGTTGATGATGCGCCTAGCGTTGTAGGGGTCAGCTTTCGGACCTAGGAAGTAATCGGCTAACTTCTTGCCGGTGAACCACCCGCCGACCATGCCCTCTACCAGCACCTTTACCGACACGTCGAGCTGCAGCATCAGGTCGGGATTGTTTAGCAGGTCTTGCCCAATGAGCTTGCCCGTTCGCTGGTAGTTCTCATACCAGGTGAGTTGAACCAGCCCCCGGCCGTAGTAGATGTGCTTCGGCGTGGTGTAGGGCTGCCGGTCCATCCGGAGCTGACGGCCGTAGTCGTAGCCCTTGCCCCGGCCGAACTCCCGGACCGGCTGCATGGTGCGGGCGGTCTCGTGGTAAGCCGTAGCGAGAATATAGGCGAGGCTTTCGAGGTCGGAGTACCGTACCTTATAGTACGTCAGGATAGCCTCAATGCCCTGCACCTGGGCTTGTGTGAGTCGCCCTTCAAAGAGGCCACTGCGCACAGAGTCAAAGAATTGCTTGATGTTCGCGCTCATGATTCGGCAGGGGGTTTGGGAGCGTCAGTGTCTGTGTTGGCGGCAGCCTGTAGCCGGCGGCGCTTGTTATCCTGCAAGCCAAAAGAGTAGGTCAGCAGCAAGGCAATCAGGGCAGGTATCTCAAGCCCTATCTCCCGGCCATAGGCCAGCTTGGCTACTGTTATGGCAATCGAGAGAGCCATTGCCATAGCAAAAGAGAAAGCCTTCATCACGTCACCCGCTACTGCTCGGCCTGTCTTGGGGTCTACCACCATCTCACACCACCAGCGCGAGTTGAAGAAGCGGTAAGCCAGCCACGCGCCGGCTAAGGCGTTGATGCCGGCGGCTAGTAGAATGACATCATGTGTAGTGAGGACTGGGAGTTTCATTTCTTATCGACTAGCACGGCCTCCATTTTGTCGGTTGTCGTGTTGGGGTTTTTGTTCTTTAAATCCACGTACACCCGGCGCGGCTTCCAGAACTGCCACCAGTGCTTTGCATCCCGCTTGGAGTAGGCCCGTACATCGAATTCGTTGCGGATGGTGTACTTCACCGACATACTGTCATCGGTGACTATACCCGTCAGATTCAGCCACTCATCTTTGAAAGTGCCAGCCTTCGCCTGCTTCACTACCACCCCACCCCCAGGCTTGGGACGCCGCACTACTGTATCCGTCAGCGCTACCGTGGGCAGTTGTTGCTGGGTGGTGGTGGCGGCGTTTTGTCCAAACAGGAGCTTGGCGTTCTGCCCTCTAAACTCGGCGCGTAGATCATCCCGCAACCGGGCGGCTATACCGGCCTCCAGGCTTGCCAGCGTGGCGGGGCTGACGGTTACGATGGGCCGGTACACCGTCTGTTGCCCCTTCTCATTCACTTCTGCCCGGAGCGAGTCGTTCTGCAGCTCGTAGTAGTTCTTGGTTTCGTGGTACTGGTCGCTCAGCTCCCCATTCCGGTAGGCTTGCCACCATACCAGGGCTCCAAGCAGCAGGGTTACAGCGCACGCTACCAGAAAGAGGCGCCAGAGAATCGTCGTTGTCATAGGACTACTGCTCAGAGAGAATGAAGGAAGCTTCACGTTGATGTTCTACTAGGCCAGGGAGGGAGATATGTTCGTCGGTAAAGTGGCCTTCCCCCCAACTCATCACCAGCACCCCCAGCCACGCATTCTTTGCCCCTTTCAGCAGCACGGCCAGCGAACAGGCATAGCCCCGCTGCCGCATCAGGCGGTTCATTTCATAGTCCTGGCACTCATCCCGGTACAGCCACACATGGGCCTGCGTACCGATGGACTCGATAAAGTCCGAGAACACCACGGTCGGCATGTTCTGGGATTCAATCTGCCAGCGCCGAATCAACTCTGACTCGACCCCCTCCCCCGTCATGCTCATCTTTTGGATGCTGTCATGGTTGGCGAAGTATTGGCCGTTGTGGAACTGGTAGATAGCAGCGTGGTCGGCTCCACTCCACAGGCAGGCTCTATCAGCCGCCCGGTCTAAGCTCTTTTGTTTCTGGGCCAAATAGACCGGGTGGCTTTGCTTGGCTTTCTTGCGGGCCTCGCGCCAGTTGCGAATCAGCTCCCAGAGGTAGCGACCCAGCAACGCGAAGCCGCCCGAGATTAGGCCCCACAGCGCTACCGCAACTGCTTTGCCTAGTTCTTTTTGCGCATTATCAAGGAAAGGGTTGAGGTCAGGCACGGGGTTACGGCGGGGTCATCGGTGGCAGGTAGTAGCTGCGTAGGTGGGGTTAGAGCAAGGGTACTTCCGGTAGCTCAGCGGGGAAGTCAGTTTCTTCCAACTCCACCAGCGTTACCCGGCGCCCTTTGAACAGGTCGGGGAACTCAATCAGGGAGTTGTGCGCGCAGACATAGCGGCCGTCTAAGGTTTGCAGGCTGCGGAAGGTGTTGGTGTTGCGGACCGTGCCGTTGGCGGATTCGGCCAGGGAGGCGGCAATGACAAGGAAGAACGGCATTAGACGGCGCGGTTTAGACTGGTTTGAAAGCGTTGAATGGCACGGGCGTACGCTATTTCTTCCGCCGTCGTAAAGGCAGCCCCGAAGGAAGCCCAGGCGCATTCCCGGTCCGAGAGCTGGCTGTTGCCCAAGGCTAACTGCATGTCGAGCGTATTCCCCGCTCCCGTCGTGGTGGCCGCATTGGGGTTGGTGTGCAGCAGCGTTTCGCCTCGATACAGGCGGCTGCCCGCTGTGTCACGCACTACCACAAACAGCCCTTGGGTGGTGGGCGTGGCTGTTTGAGCATTGGTCACATCCGACATGTAGTAGTTCGTGCTCGACCCGGTGTAAATGAAGATGCCGGTAAAGTCGTTGTTGACCACGGCTCCCTGCCCGATGTCCGCTCCTCCTTTCGTGGATTGCGTGCGCGAGTAGTAGCAGATATGCCGGTTGGTCACGGGCAAGCCCGCGAATCGGTAATAGGTATTGGCGCTCTGGTTGATGCCGTTCCACTTCACCCCCGTGGCGGTGTGCAGCGGGCTCCCGACAAAGCTCAGGAAGTTCGCCGCCTGCACGGGGCGCGGGTCGATGAAATTGTAGGCGTGGGTCAGAGAGGTTCCGCCGACCATTGGATAGGCTACCCGAATCTTGCCGGCGGTGCGGTCCGTGGGGGAAATCAACCCCGCCGCCTTTAGGTCTATTTCCAGCTGCTGCAAGGCCGCTTCTATGGTCGGGTTATTGAGGCCCGCCATGAAAATGAAATCGTCGGCGTAGTGGATTTCCGTGGGGCCTGATATCGTACCCCAGGGTTCCAGTACAAAGGCTGCGTCGGCGCCCAGCCCCATCGTATCGTCGGGGCTGAGCAGCGTGCCTCCATCCGGGCTAAGTCCTAGCAGGGCCATTAGAGTTCTTTGGTAAAGAGGCAGTCCACAAACACCGCCCACTTGCCCGAGCTGGCCGTAGCGTAAATCGTTGAGCCAACCGGCAGCACGGTCAGTACTTCGGGGCTTAACTCAAGCAGCTTGTTCACCCCCGGCAACCCCGTGAGTAGGTAGGTTTGGCTTTTGATTTCCGACCCGCCGGGGGGGGGTCCGATTTTCACGGTAGGGCCCAGCCCGATTGCGGCGGTGGTCATAAACAGATAAACCTTCAGCACCACCGCCTTGCGGTTCTGGCCCAGCGGGTCAATCAGGGCAGGCGTCAGCGGCGTATTCGCGGTGCCGATGTTGAATCCCACGGCCACGGGCCGCTTCACGCCAATGGCTACCTGCCGATTGGTAATAAAGGCGTCGTTGGTCATGCCGTCCGGGCCAATCTGCTGCCCCGTTGAGGTATCCCCTGCACGGGAAAGCTTATCGGCTAGGCTAGTCGTGTGGGCGGCAATCGTGGCCTCTGCCTGTACTAGCTTTGTTTGAGACTGCTGATAGAGATTCGCCAGGTTGGTGTACTTGGTGGCGAGGTCCGCCAGGTTAAGCCCCGCCAGGTTGAGCTGCATTTCCTGCTGCTGCACCGTAGCGGCCAGGGTTTCGTTGCGCTCCGTGGGCGGGATAGCGGACGGGGTAAGGTCCGGCACTTCCTTGCCGCGCAGCAGGGTAGCGAGTTGCAGCAGTTCCTTTTTCGTGTCTCCGTGCATGGCTATTGAATGCGGGTGCGGTTCCAGAAAATGACCGTGTTGCCGTTGGTGTCGGCGGATTGGTCGCAGGTAAAGCGGTAGGGGCTGGTCGCTATGCGCGTGTCTATGAAGACTTTCCCCAGCATACTGGAGTCGGATTCACTGGTGCGGGCCGGCCCGCCGCCATTCACGCTCGTAGAAATCGCATCCGCTACTTGGGTGCGCTTAGTCGAGCTGACATCGTAGATGTTGCGCAGGGTAACGGACTGCCCTTTTAGAGCGTAGCGGTCATCACTCTGCGTTTTGGTGTAGTAGTTGGTTAGGTCGGTACTGCCTCCTCCGGTAGCTACGCGCTGATCTACCACCACCTGCGCCAGCACGGCGGCGGTCATGGGCTGATTGGTCGTTACGTCCGTGAAGTCCCACAGCGGGCGGCCGTTGCCCGTTGCCAGGGTGGTTCTCCCCTGCAGGTAAATGCGCGTGTCCGGATGCAACGGCCCGCTGGCAATCGCTCCGTCCGTGGTAGACAAGTCGCAATCCAGCAGGTAGATATCGCAGGCGTGGCGCACGTCGTTGCTCATCATGGTGCGCAGGATGCCGTTGCCGAACCCTTGCGGGTAGAGGCCGGCCCCTTTGGCCGTAGGACCGGCGTAAGGCAGGACTGACCGCAGGCGCACAGCTTCAAAGCGGTACTCGTCGCGGGTGTTGTTGCCGGGATTGTACTTGTCGGAAAATGCCGTGTACAGGTCTACATACGCCTGCGGCCCTCCGATGGCATTTACTACCCGGTACACGGATTTGCCTAATCCTTGGGTGTGGAAGGCGAGGCGGTCCGTCCAACGTAGTCCGTAGGTGGTAATGGACAGGGGGTTTGAGTCGCCATTCGGGAAAGCTCCCAGGCTAGGGTTACCGATCAACCCCGTGAAATACGCCTCACAGTTGCCTATCAGGGTCACGAACATGTTTCCCCCATTCAGCAAGAGCTTGTCCGTGCCGCTGGCAGCGACGGTATTGGCGGCGTCCTGGTGCGTGCTGTAGCGCACGAAGGACCGCTCCCCGTTGGGATTGAGCGTCACCCGTACCGCTACCGGGGTATTGGTTAGCCTAGGGTCACTGGTTGGCACAAACCACCCACTGTTGAAGGCGGCCTTTGCGGCCAGCTCATCGTTGTAGAAGGGCCACTCCTCCCACAGACCGGTCTGGTCTTCTGCGGGATTGGTTGTCGTGGCTGCTTCGTCACGGGTAGCGCGGTAATACCGGCCCGAAATACGGCTACGGTACAGGTCGCCCTCAACTATTTCCCGAGGTTGGGGAAGGTAGTCTCCTTCGGGGTCGTTGGGGTCTGGGTAGAAATCAATCGTGAAATCGCCCCGTAGGGTGAACTGCGTGCCACCACCAGCAAGCGGGCTTACCGTGTCCGTTGCCAGGTCATAGGCTACACGCTCTACTAGTCCGGTTTCCGGGTTGCGCCAGAAACCTTCCGGGGCAAGGGTGGTCGCATCGTAGGTTTGCACCAACACGTTGCCCATCTCCTCACCATCTTCGTTTACTCGACCAGTAAGAAGATAAAGCTGGCCCGGGGTCAGGGCAGGCGGGAAGGAAGCAGCCAATAGCTTCACTTCTTGTGTAGAGGTGACAATCAGCGTAGGCCCCCCTTCTCCAGCACCTTCCCCTGTTCCGCTTACTCGGCTACGAGGCACGCGGTGGTCTTTGCCTGTAACAGGGTTACGGGCCAGCAGCAGCGCCCCGGGGGGTATTTGCCCTATTCCAGGGTACTCAAATAGTCCATCTAATGGATAGTCGGCCATATCAACGGTTGATTAATAGTCGGTTGCCTTCTACCAGCAGGAAGTCTCCTGAACCTGAGTCCACATCTTCCAAATCATCCCCGTTGCCACTGCCCAGGAAGTAGCGTTGCTCTACCGCCACACTGCCATTGCTGAGCGTGTAGCGCTCTACTGGGGTCGTTGTATAGGCTTCTTCGGCCACGATTTCCAGTCCGTCAATGGTCACATAGTCGTGATCCAAGGCCACGGCTATTTTCTCATGCAGCCAGTCAGGCAGCAGGAAGGTGGTCAGTGTTACTTTGCGGCGGGCTTTGGCAGAAAGCAGCACCAGCGAGTCGTCGCTTTGGCGTAGAACTTCCTTTTCAGACTCCACCCGCCGCTCAAAGAAGCGGGCCCGTAGGCGCAGGCGGTGTACTATTCCGGCGGTGTAGTTGACGCCGAACGCATTATCGAAATTGCGGTAGCTTAACAGCAAAGTATCCGCGTGGGCGGAGGCTACTTCTACCGGCTCCGATACAGCCAGCGCGCCGGGCAATTCCGGATCGGTAGCGGACAGCTCGACCGTGTAGCACCCGCGCGCCACACCAGAGAGGGGGAGTGCGACTTGGTAGGTGTCAAACGCTTGGATACTGTAGGTAGTCGTAACCGTGCAATCCACGCGCTGCGCACCCGTCGGGTAGGCGGCCACCAGCACTAGGTAGGGCACAGCCGCCGTAGCATCTTGCAGCACCGCCTGAATGGGGTAGGTGCCATTTAGGCCAGGGGCGCTACTGATGGTAATTCGGTTGCCCACGGCAAACGGCAGGGGCAGCGCTTCGCTGTTGAAGTACACCCGTGCTTTTCCCGCAGTATCGGGCCGGATAAAAGCAGAGAACTCGCCGCTTTGGCCCGCTCCCTGCACCACGCGAACCATGGTCAGCGTCTTGGCAGCAGCCCCTCCAGCGCAGGGCAACAGACGAAGCGTAGGCGCGGCAGCGTAGTTGCTTTGTACCTGCACAATCAGCGTGTCGCCGGTTTCCAGCAGCTGACAAAACCCGGGGTTGTTTAGGTTCAGGGGGCTGGCTTGGCGCAGTGGCGTGTTGTCAAAGCCGCGACGCCCGGGATAAGTAAACCGCAATGCTACGGGTAGCGGCACCTCAAAATGCGGTTGTTTGGCAACGGGAGTATACACACACGTCCCATTGTCCTGGGTAGCCAGGGGGTTGTAGTTATCCGCGGCGGGGTCTGTGCAGCCTAGGACCGGCTCCGGGCCCGGGTCTTCCTCGCCACCGCTTGGAGGTGTATACCCGCACTCGACACTGTTGGGCACAATTTCCAGCCGAGCATAGGGCGGCTCCAGTGTGGCGTAAAACCTTACCTGCGTCATGCCCTCGCAGCGCTGGCTGATCGGCTCGTCTTCGGCGCGCTGGCGCTGGTTGGTGGGCAAGGGGTTGAGTAGGTTCGTGCCGGCGGGGAGCACGTACTCTTTCAACGTGCGGGTAGCCGCATGATAGTACACAGCCACCTGTACATCTGCTGTGGGCTCGAACGAGTCAATCACTATCCCCGCTGGGGGGTTACCGCCACTTCCTCCCGTTGAGCCAACAACCACGGTCTGCTGAGCCGTGCAGGCTTTAGCGTCGCGCATGCGAAACAGGTGTTCCCCTTGGGGCAAGCCTGGGTAATAGGTCTTGCCCTCCTCAAACGGGCTGCCATCGTAGGAGCTGAACCAGGTGCCGTTGGTCGTGAACTCGTTACGCCCCGGCGCAAATACGAGCGTCGCGTTTGTGCCAACCAGGCTAACGCGAAAATCCAGGTCGCACACGGTGCCCGCTGGCACGTTGCAGGTAGCCGAGTTGGGATCAGCGACAACCCGCGCGTAAGGGTAGGCGTCCTGAGCCAGTAGGCTAATGCCTACGGTGTCCTCGCAGAATTCCGGCTCTAGCAGGTCACCATCGGCGTAGCCATCTTGGGGAGCCTCGCCGTAGTCTTCGCCATCATACACCTCATTCGGGCGCGCAGCCGTGCTTTCTACGCTTAGGCTGTTGGCATCCAGTGGCCCCTGGTAGTACACCCGCCGCACCAGATTGGCGGTCGAATAGGTGAGCGTGCGGATAAGTCGTTTAATAGCCATCAGACGGTTGCTGCCCGCAGCAGAGTAAAAGAGGTTTTACCAGATACTGGGGTGCGGTCTGCTTTCAGCAGGTATCCCGCCTTCAGGCGCCCGGACTCATCGCGGAAGCGGATTAACCCGTAAGGGTTACGGCGTAGTTGGGCTAGCTCGGATAGCGTCAGGCGCCAGGTGAACTCGTAGGTTTCGGCTAGTACGTAAGGAGCTGGCAGGTCTTCTACCAACACATCTGCGCGCTCGGCAATCGGTTCAGCTTCCCCGTTTAATTGGCTGCTGAGTTCATCATTACCCTGCGTGGCCGTGCGCTGCAGCTTGCGGTCTTCACGGTGCAGTAACCCAGCCCGGAGCCATGCCCCATGCCGGTGCAGGTTGCGGGCGGGCGTAATACGCAGGTTATAGGCGCTATCCGCGGCCAGCGTTCCCTCCACCAAGCTGAAAGCTTCTGCCCGCTCCGTTGCCAGCGTGCCGTCGGGGGCGCGGCGCAAGCGAATCAAGAAGTTATTGCTATCCGCTTGCCCTTCCTTCTGCTGGGTGCTCACGTAGGGCTGACGGCGGGTTTCCTCAATTAGACACCCGGCCGCGCTGTAGGGGCTTAGCGCGTTGTAAGAAGTAGATACTTGGGAAATAGGCAGGGCGTAGCTACGCTGTCCGTTAAATTCGGCTAGCCCGTTCGGGGCTCCGCTTTCCCAGCGGGTATAGCCTACCTGCGCTTGATTGTAGAGCAGGGAGGGGTGACAGGCCTTGCGCAAGTCCGCCACTCGGCCCAGGGTTAACACAACTGTATCCTGGTAGAAGTAGCGGCGGTTTTCCACTCGTACCACTTCGCGGCCGTTGCGGTGCTCAATACCTACTCCCAGGCATTCTACGGCATCCAGCGAAGCGTACAAGTCCTCAAACGAGCAGGTCAGGGGCTTATCAGCCAGGGGGAACCCACGCAGGGCAAACCCCGAGGTAATGAACGTCAACGCTCCGGGTCCATCGGCTTTATACCCGAGCTCGGGCCGCCCGAAGTATTCGGAATACAACACGGCTCCCGGCGTGTCGGTAATGGATTGCAGGGTACGCTCTATGGCTTCGTACACCAGCAACCCTTTCGCGGGGGTTGGTTCCGTCGTAGTCGAGGCCTTAATTGTCAATTCACTGCCTTTGAGAACTTTGGGCGTGACCTTGAAGCTGTAATACCCCAGAATCGGGTCGTTTGGGGTAATGTCGTAGACGTGCAGATCAGCGTACAAGTACACCTTGTCTCCTGCTTTCAAATCAAGTACCTGCGTGAAGTCCTTGTCGAAGGTGCGGCGGTAGTCCTGCCCCTTGTCTACACTGTTGGAAAACGAGCCGAGCGTGGCAACGATTTCCTCATTTACCCGCATGTAGTAGCTGATATCAACCTTCTCAAACGAGGGAGTTTTCAGAGGGAACGGCTGGTCGTCGCCTTGCTCAATTAGCAGAGAGCTGCGAAGCTTGAACGAGAGCGTGAACTTGCCATTGGCGGCGGCCGTGAAGAAGTGGGGGCGCGCTGTGCCACTGTCTTTTTCTACCGTAAAGGCACCCGATGCCATCACACCAATATTGAATTCGTCTACTTCGGGGGTGCCGAATCCAAAGAGAATCGTTTGAAACCGGCTTTCGCCGTCCATCACGTAGTTCTCGCCCGCCGTCGGAATGAAACTATCTTTTTTCGGGGCCTGGTACTGCTGGGTCAAGACCTGGGAGTGCATCTGCAACTCAATGGGTTCGAGCGGTGGCAGAGCTACCCCTTCTACTGACTCCCCCCGCTGCAACTCGACATCGGTAGAATCCCGGTTCAGGAACTTGGTGGTAAACCCTACCTCTTTAAGCTTGACTGATACCCCACGGGCGGAAGAACTGTACTGTGTGAAGTCTACCCGCTGGTACGCGGCCAAGTCTGCCCGGAACTCATTGGGGTTATGCTGGTAGACGCTCAGGTGGGCCACTGCTTCTACCCCCTTGCCTTCATAGAGGGTGCGCAGGTAATCAGCTCCTTTCTTTACAAAGGTGAGGTCGGTGCTCATCTCCAGGGTTACCCCGTGGTATTGTTCATCCCGCTGCAAGACATAGCGCAGCGAATCCCAGCCGATCGGATCGGTTTCCAACTGGTAGGCGGGCAGCGCGTCAGAGGTGAGCAGGAACGTGAACAAAAGCAGTAGCATGCTAGATGGTTACGCCGCTAAATTAAAGTATTACTTTAACTTTGAAGCAACGAGACCTAATTTTTCTTGCTGCATGGACACTTCCGCTATCCTTGACTTTAACGACTATATCCGCGGCGGCCAGGCTTTGCAGGAAGCCAGTCAATCCGTCCGCGCTCTCAAGCGAGATGTAACAGCGTTTAGCAAGGCGGTAGATCAGGACGGAGACCGGATTAAGGCGGGGCTGCAGAAAGTAGCCGATGCTATCCGAGATATTCAGACCCGGGGCGGAAACCTGAACATTAGTTCAGAGGCTGACCGGCAGACCCTACGGGACCTAATCAAGGAGGTAGCCCGCCTGAAAACAGAACAGGCGGGGCTCAAAAGCACTGGCGATGGGGTAGCCGCCGCCCAGCGCAACGTAACCCAAGCCGCCAGCCTCTACACGAAAGAGCTAAAGGAGCAACGCGAGGCCTTGCTTGCGGCCCGTAAAGCCAACGACATAGAGGGGCAGAAGCGTTCGGCTATTGCTATTCAGGGACTGGTAGCCCAGCAGAAAGAATTTTCCAAAGCAGTACGCGGAACTTCTTCCGAACTCACAGCGGCCGCTGGCAGCTACAATGCTGCCAACCAAGAACTAACCAAGCTTCGGGCTGAATACCGGGCGCTGGGCGGGGTATTGGATGGGGCCAACCCGAAAGCCGCCGAGCTGGAGCAGCGCATTCAGCAACTAGACGCGCAGTTAAAGGCCAGTGATAAAACGCTGGGGCAGACCTACCGCAACGTTGGCAACTACACGCAGAGCATCCTAGATGCGGTATCTGCCCTAGAAAAAGAGAAGCGCGAGTTGGAAGCCGGCGCCGCGGCCCTGCGTACCCAGGCCAAGGCCTCGGGACTCAGTGCTGAGCAGCAGCAGAATCTACAACAGGAGCTTCAGGAAACCGACCAGAAGCTAGAGAAGGTCAACAAAGACCTGGAAGGCTACGGGGTGAAAACCCAGGAGAATACCTCCCTAACCGCACAGGCAGGTTCCTCTTTCAAAAAGTATCTGCTCACGCTGGCGTTGGCTACTGTCAGCTTCGAAGCTCTAGCGGGAGCTGCTCAGCAGGTTTTCCGCAACAATGTGGAATTCTCTGACCAGCTAGCGGATGTTCGTAAGACCACGGGCCTAACCGCCGATGAAGCGGACCGGCTGGCTGAAAGCCTCAAGAAGATTGATACCCGCACGTCGCTGGCTGGGCTACTTGACATAGCCAAGGTGGGCGGCCAATTGGGGATTGCCAAGGAGGATATCCTTGGGTTTACGAAGGCTGTGGACGTAGCCGTTCAGGCCCTTGGGGATGACTTTTCGGGAGGAGCCGAGCAAATAGCCGATGAGCTCGGGAAAATTTCCAACGTGTTCCGCAAGGAGCTGGGCCCCGATGTTGCCCAGAACCTGCTTTCTATTGGTTCGGCCGTTAACGAAATTGGCGCCCAGGGTGCGGCTACGGCACCGTTCCTGACTGATGTGGCCCTGCGCGTGGGTGCCGTGGCGGCTCAAACAGGCGTTGGTTTGAAGAACGTGCTGGCCTATGCGGCGGTACTGGAAGAGACGGGCAGCACCTCGGAGCGCGCCGGCACCAGTCTAAACCGGTTGTTCAGCACCCTGAGCACGAAGACGCAGGAGTCCTTCCGCATTGCCCAGAAGGCTAACCCTGCGCTGACCCTTCGGGAGTTTACCAAGCTCGTTAATACAGACTTTAACGCGGCAGTCCAACTCTTCCTCAAGGGGTTGAATGCCGGGGGAAAGACGACTACCCAGCTATCCAAACTACTCAGTACGCTGAAGTTGGACAGTGGGGAAGCGAAGTCGGCTATCATCACCCTGGCTCAGAATACCGACCTGTTTGCCCAGCGCCAGGCCGTGGCGAACCAGCAACTTACGGAAGCTACTTCCCTCGCGCAGGAAGCGGCAATTAAGAACGATAACCTTGCAGGCAGCGTCAATAAGCTGGTTAACGAAACCAGCAATTTTTTCACCAGCGGAGCGGCGGGCAAGTTTCTCAAGTGGGTGGTAGACCTGGTGCGCGAGTCGGGCGGCCTGGCCCTGGTGGCTGCTGCTTTTGAAAGCGTAGGGCAGGGCATTGACTTCGTGCGGGAGAAAACCGGGTTTGCTCGGAAGGAGCAGGACAATTTTGTACAGGGCGTGGTATCTACCATCACCAGCCTCAACAAGCAAGCCATAGCCCAGCAGAAGCTCCTCGACAGCTACACCCAACTGAGCGAAGTAAAGAAGCGCAGCACAGCCCAGGATTTGGAGCTGGCCCGTCTGCAGGACAAGCTCGTTACGCAATTCGGTACGAGCGACAAGCAGCGGATTCAAAACCGCATTAACGCCATCAAAGGCGACGCAGAGGCCAACAAGCAGGAGTTGGTCCGTAACCTAGAATTGTACACCCAACTCGTTGACCAGACCAGCCAGGAGGTAACCAAGTTGCAACAGGAGGCGACCAAGTCGCAACAAGCGTTCGCGCGGTTTGGACTGAGCCCCGAGGGGCAGAAGAACCTGCAGGAAGCGGCCCGCAACACAGACATCCTCAACAAGGTGCAGGGGCTCTCTTTCCCGAAAGCGCAGGTAGATGCGGCCAAAGACCTGAACAAAGCCCAGGAACGCCTCACCAAGGGTACGGAACGTCTAACGGAAGCCGAGCGCCAGCGTGCCCTACTCGCTGCGGCCCTGGCGAAGCTGCAGCCTGCCGTTGCGAAAGCAGTGGAGGATACCGCCGACGCGGAAGAGGAGTCACTGGATGTGTTCAACAAGGCCGCTAAAGAACGCGCCGCTGCCCGGCGGCAACAGTTAGAGAATGATTTGGCCGCTCAGCAACGACTCATCGAGCAAACCAAGAAGTTTCAGGAAGAACAGGGACGGCTATTTGAGGCCCGGGTAATTAATGAAGACCAGTACGCGCAGGCTGTCATTGGCACGCAGGACATCATTATGGGTGCCGAGCGGGAATCGGCGCGCATTCGCCTCGAAATTGCCGATGCCAGTCAGCAGGAGTTGGTAGCACAAGCCGATGAGGAGTTGAATGCCGTGAAGCGCAAGCGTAAGGTTTCGGCTGAAGAAATCGAAGATGCGGAGAGGGCTCATTCTTTCCGTAAAAAAGCCATTGCCCTCAAATACAAATCTGAACGACTCAAGATTGAGCAAGAGCTGCAGGACAAGCTTGTTGAATACAACAAGCCCCTAGATATCAAAGCCCCACTGGACAATGTGAAGTTTAAAAACTCCTTAGAAAATGTTCAGCGTGACTTCGCCCGAGGCGAGGAGTTGGCTTTAAAAAGAATGCAAGCCAGAGCTGATAAAGAAAAGGAAACTGCTGAAAAAAGTCTGGAGAAAACCCAAAAGATTGAGGCCGAAAAACAACGTATTCGGGAGGGGGCAATGGATGTTGCCATGCAGGCAACGCAGGCCTTCTTTAATTTTCAGCAACAGCGCGACCAGCAAGCTATTAGCAACCTTGAAGCACAGAAGCAGCGAGAGCTAGATGCCGCCGGTGACAACGCGGAACTGCGGGCTCAGATTGAGGAGCAATACCAGGAGCGTATTAAGAAGGCCAAACAAAAGGCCGCCCGCGACGAGCGCACGGCGGCCTTGTTTGAGGTGGCTATTAATACGGCTATTGCTGTCAGTAAAACCATTGCCGAGTTCGGTTTCACCCCGGCATCCATCCCCTTTGTAGCGCTGGCTGCCGCAACAGGGGCAATTCAGATAGCGGCTATTCTGGCGGCTCCTTTACCCCAATACTTCAAAGGCCGGAACGGTGGCCGGGCAGAATGGGCAGAGGTGGCCGAGCGAGGGCCTGAACTCATTGAGGGGCCTGCCGGGGTGCGTTTGGCTGAAAAACGACAGATTACATTCCTAGAAGCTGGTGCTACCGTGCATACAGCTGATAAAACACGGGAGTTACTACGCGCGTCGGAAGCCCCTCCCCTGCCTCGTTTTGCCGAATCCATGGGTGCCGCCTCTCAGCAATTGCAGGGTGCCACCGCTAAGCCGATGAACCTCGATGAGCTTATTAAAGGCCAACAACAGATAGTGAGTGCTATCAAAAACCAAAGAACGCACTACACCAACTACAATGACTCAGGGGCTATTGAGCGTGCTGTTCTGCAGGCGGGCAGCCTTACCTACTATGCAAATTGGCGCATGGGCAAGGCATAGCCTACCACTCGCGGCTGTAGATAGCTACTCTGGCTTTCGGGAAAGTAGTTTCCTTGTTGGTGTTATCTAGCCGGGTACTACGGGCTTTCACACCATCCACGTACACGTCAAAGCTCAAGTAGGCATTACTGGGGATGGTTTTGCCAGGCTTAATGGCGTAGAAGGTGGCGGTCATATAGAAGTCGCGGTCAGTCGTCACCACGCCCGCCGAAGCTGTGCCAGAGGGAGATCCTGTCAGGTCAAGCGATATACCGTTCTTTTCTTGGGTGCCGTCTGGCAGCGAACTTCCCCCGCGAAGGGTAGCCTCTAAGCCCGTTAGGTTAGCGCCTTGATAGCGGACTTCTACCGTATGTGAGGCTGGGGCGGCTGTTTTCTTTTGCGGTTCATCGTCTTTGTCACAGGATGTGAGAAAGCCGCTAGAGAGCAAAATAGCGGATACGAAGGGTAGGATAGTTTTTTTCATAGCCACCAATATAGCAAAAGCCCCGTCAGTTAGGCGGGGCTTTTCTTTTGGCTCTGATACTGAACCCGGGCATAGAAGGCGTACAGGCTCAACTCTCCGGGCCGCTGCACCCCCTTCTCTTCCAGCTGGATGCACACCCGCTCAAAGCTACTCTCACTGCCTAGGGCCGCTTCGGTGCTGTCTACGGGCCGTAGCATCTGCGTTAGAATATCCTCCACTTCGGCCAAGTGTTCTCCTACATCGGCGCCCAAGGCCTGCTCACATTCCAGCAGGAGCTTCTGCTGCAGGTGCTGGTCGAATAGATGGGGGTCTGGGGGGAACAAGACCGGGAATAGTTTTACGAGGTCGCGCTCAAGTGCTTTTTTGCCTCTTCCAGCGTATCAAGTATCTGGCCTTGGGTGGCCCCAGCCTCCAGTAGCAGGCGCGCGGTTTCCATAAGTCCCGTATCCGTCAGATCCGAACACGGCCGGCCGTCAATACTGGCTACCAAAGACGAAAGCACAATGGCCGGGCCAGATGCTTCTTCCTGCACTGCGCTAAAGGAACGTACCAGCTGGTTAAATTCAAGCTTGACGGCTTCCGTGTTGTTCTGGCCCAGAAACAAGGCCATCCGGCTTAGGTGGCTTTCGGCGGCAAAGATGTTCGTACCCATGGAATACTCTAGGTACTTGGCCGAAAACCGTTGGTACCGGGAAGCAGGAATGGCCCGCACGTCGTCATACACGAGAGCGGTAAAGCCGGAAGGCGTGGAAAGAGTCAGCATACTAGGATCGGAAGAAGCGAGCGGATAGGTGTTCAGTAAGCAGGGCCAGCGACAGGGGGATGAGCAAGGAATACCAGTGCAGCCAGTAGGCGCTCAGCAGCATGGTCGGAATACCTACCAGCCAGAACGAGGCGCAGAACACGCACCACGTCAACTTTTCGGGCACCCATGCGGGGCGGTGCAATTGCACCCATTCGAGCAGTCGCGCGGCTGGCCGGTGGAGGATTTCGCCGGGCAGGCAGCAGCGCAACAGCGCCGCGGCGGTCATCGATACCAGTAGAACCAGGCAAAGGGCCGTAATCATACCGTGCTAGGCTCAACGTGAGGCGGGCATTCTACCGGCCCCGTTAGCGGTGTAAAGGGCAGCAGACAGGGGTTGTAGCGCTCCGACAGGGTTAGCGCGATCTTGAAGCCCGCAAAGGGGTACATCAGCAGCTGCTTGGCTCCCAGCGTGTAGCGGTCAAACACCCGCTCCGCGCGTTGCTCTACCCCAGACACTGGAATACCAGCCTCTACCAGCACCCGGATAACATCTTGGGCCAGCAGGTCGGAAAAGTCTTCGTCTCGGGCATCAATGCGGGGGAGGTTGGCCCACACCACCAGATTCACCGGGTGTGCCCACGAGCCGGCCACTTGCAGGGCGCCGTCATCCCACAGGATAGTTGAGGGGCCGGTGCGCTCAAAAAAGCACATGGCCGGCATGGACTCATCTGGCAGCACATCAAAATGATAGGCGCTGCCATCCTGCTGATATACCTGGGGTATGCGCTCTTTGCCCTTTTCGCGCACAGCGGTTTGCACCAGGCCGTAGCGGTGGGTTAGCCATGAGAGTTGATCGGCGAACAAATCCAGCAAGGCCTGCACGGGGGCGTGGGCCAGACCAGGGTTCTGCAGGGGAGTGCTATAAGATACGGGAGGGCAGGACATGCTAGTTGGCTCCAATGGTGGGCAGGTGGGTACGCCGACGGTATTCGCGCCAGGCTCGGGCTACATCCGCGAAGGGAGCCAGGATTTTGATTTCTGTGCCGAGCCAGAACAGCACGCACTTCGCCCCTTCTGGCGTCACATTATCGGGCAAGGGGTTTGGTGTGGCCCAACCTTGTACCCCCTGCACATCCTCCCACTCAAAGACGGTGTTGGCTGTATAGAGTGTATGCACCCCTTGCTCTTCGATAACCCAGAACTGAACAGCTCTAAACGAGCCGTCGCCAAAGTCGCGGAAGTAGTCAGCGCGTTTCATAGGGCAGAGAAGTAGCGGCGGATAAACTGTTCCAATTCAGGTTTGAGGATGGTTGCCACGAAGTCATCGAGGTCAAGGGCTCGAATACCCAGCAATTCCCCGTAGCGTTCAAGGAAACCGTACTTGGCATCGGTGGCTACAATCTGATAGCGTAGACCTCCCAAGTGCAGCAAATCGAACGATTCGAGGAAGTCCCCAGTCAGCTTCAGGTCAACATGACCCACTTGCTTGAACTTGCCGTACTTAGCTTTGTAGGCCGCGTAAGCAGGTGAGTAGGTGTTGGGGTTGAGTTGGTTGCCGTCGGCGCCGTAGCCCGCCTCGATGTAGCCCCGATTGATATCCAGCAGCGCCCCCGCGAACTGATCCACCACCTGCCGCAATTCCTGCCGCAGCAGGTCGGGCAGGCGGTCCAGGCGCAGGGCCAAGCTTTCGAGCTTTTCGGGGGCGGTGATGGGCATTAGCCTAGTTGTTTTACTGCTTTTTGCATGGCTTCTACAAAGGAGGGAATGTCTTTCGTGGCAACGCCTAGCGCTATAGCGGTTTGAACAAGCTGCTCTGTGTCCTTTACCTGCGGGGCGCTTATATGATCTTCGAAATTGATTTTGTCAGCCATCTTACTATCTGCTTAAGCTTCCAATACTGAGTCGGTCCTTGGGCAGCGTCTGACACGCTGTATCCAGGCCGGATAAATCAAGTTGCACGGTCTTGAGCAAGGAGGGATAGTAGTTATCCGTACCCTGCTCCTTGCCTCCGTATAGCTTGGCCTCGTAGTGATACATCAGCGCCAGCGCATCAGCCTGCACATCTTGACGGGAGGTGAGCTGCGTAATGTTGGCCGTGGTTACAATACCCGTGCAGATGCGGCGGGCCAGGGCCAGCTGCAACGCTTCCGCCAGCCGCTGCTGGTTCACGTCACTACTCAGGGTAGCGGCTACGTCACACATGGAAGCCAGCTCCAGGTTCAGGCCGAAGTTCTGGGTTTCCAGTACCGCCTCGTTGGGGCCCCACAGCGTGAAGTCCTCCTGCACGGCGGTTGCCGGTACGCTGATAGCGCGCGGCCAGGCGTAGCTTCCCCACTTCAAATAGGGGTCATTCGGGCATTGACAGGGTAAGTGCCCGAAGTCCCGTTGCACGGCCCTGGCTCCTAGTGCGGCTAAATCCTGCTCGTAGTACCCGATGTAGGCGGTTTGCTCTCCCGTTGCAAAGGAAATGTCCAGTCCTTCTGTGTCGAGCCATTCGGTATAGCCAGCGCGGATGTTCTCAAACTCCAGCACCTTCACCGGCTCCGCTTGGGCGTCGGAGTACACATAAACCTTGAGGGGCTCAGTTAACACCTTGTCGAGTTGCAGCCCAATGCGGGGAATGAGCGTCTTCAGCCCCGCGCGGGCGGGAAGCTTCAGGCGAAAGCCCACGAACCGGCCCAAGTGGTTGACGGTGTTGCTCAGGCTACCCTGCCCGTTCAAGAGCGGGGCGGCGGGTAGCAATACCTTGGGGGTAATGTTCTGCTCTGTCTGCACGCGGGCCACCAGCTTTGTAGTCTCATCCAGCGTAATGCGGGTGAGAAAATCAGCCAGCTTCTCCCCTCTCGGTACGATGTGCCGGATAACGGCTGAACTCAGGAGTTCGGAGAGGTCATTAACAACAAGCCCCGACCGGGAATCAGTCAGGGTTTTGGGCAGCGGGTCACTACACGAATCGTCGGCTGACACACGCCAGCCGACGATTCCGAGGAGTTTCTGCGCTATGGTATCCGGGCGCAGCATAGGGATTAAGCGCCTTGCAGCAACTCGTACTTGTATACGCCTGTGTCGCCGGTTTCTTCGGCGTAGGCACCGAGGAAGGCCACATCAATGTGCATCACGTACGATTCCGTGTACTCGGCTTCCCCTTGGCAGCCATACTTCACTTTCAGCTCTACTTCCAGGCCCTGGGCCATGCCGGGCATAGCAGGCAGGCGGTAGGTCATCCATACGTCGGTGCCGATGTCACGACCACGACGGAAGTCGGGGCGCAACCAGTCGAACATGCCCACGGTGCCAGCTTCGAAGGCGTAGGCCGTATCGAATACGCCCGCGCCGTTGTTCATGGCCGTGAAGTAGGGGTTGAAGTTCTGCAGCTGGTACTGCAGGTTCTGCGCGTTGGCAGGGCCCTGGTTCTGCTGGAAGCCATAGAGGGCGCCCATGTTGAAACCAGTTACCGCTTCCGCTACACCCGAGAAGTTGTTGCTCCGCAGCTCAGCCTGAATACCGGCAAACAGCTCGTTGCGCTGGGCATAGGGCACGCGCTTAGCACCGGCCAGGGTAGTACCGAAGTAGGTACCCTTGTTTACCGTAGCCTTCTGCGACTCCAAGAACGCCTTGGCCTTGTCGTCAATGCGCTGGTAGATGTTCTTGGCTTTTTGCGCTACCAGGTAGGCGAAAGCCATGTCGCGGGTTACCGCGTTGCCCTGGTGGTCGAGGTCATTAAGGTTGAACTCCTCCGTGATGCCCTCGTACACAATCGGCACCAAGGCAACAGAGCCCGTGCCCGTGCCAGCGCACTTACGCAGGGTGCCCGTACCAGCAGGCACTTTGTTGAATACGGGGATTTTAACCGGCTGCGAGGTGCTTTGCTTCAGATCAGACACGCCGCTAATAAGCTGCGGGGCGCCGTTAATCAAGGCATCAGCGGCCCCGAAGTAGGGGATACGCAGGTTGTTCTGGTTGATGCGGCCCGCCATAGCCGACTCAATGGTGGCGCGGGCTTCTAGTAACTGGGTTGGATCAAACGCCATGGTTTATTTCTTGTCGCGGGCGGCGATGTATGCGGCAATCTTGTCTTGACCAGCCTGTGACGACAACGTGACCCCGCTTTCGGTGAGGTGTTTTTTGTAGTCGTCCAAGGAGGTGAATTCCGATAGATCAGCGTCCTGGTTGTTATTGTGCGAGGAGCTTTGTACCCCAGTCCCGCGCTTCTGAGACGTTTGTTTGAGACTCACCACCGTAGGGGCGAACTGTGCAATGATTTCGGCTTCGGTTAGCGGGGTTTGCGTGGTGGGGTTCTTCACCACTTTGCCCGTTGCCTTGTCCGTGAACTCTACCCGGCCATCTACTACATCTACCGAATACTTCTGCTCCAGCTCATACTTGAGAAAGCGGCGCTGAGAATCCAGCTTTTCGGTAGGTGCGTCAATGGGCAGGGTGTTAATAGCCATGTCGAGGCGGCTGTTAATCTGCAGCGTCTTGGCTTCGGTCGCGTGCTTCACTTCCAACTGCTCGTACTCCGTATTGCGCTTCTGGAGCGCGCTACGAGTCTCTTCCAGGTCCGTGCGCAGGCGCTGCATTACCTCCGACTCGTTGCCGGGCTTGCCGAACTTCTCTTTGGCGGCCCGGGCCATGTAATCGACCGTGCTTTCTCCGTCTGCTTTCGCAATACCGGTTTCGGCAAGGATACGCTTGTCCATGGCGCCATAAGTATTTCCTACAGCGGTCTTTCGGGCATCTTCCGCAGCGGCTGCCTTCTCATTATTGAGACGCTCTTCCAACTGGGCTTGTCCGAAGACATGCAGGGTGCCGAGTTTTTCGGCGAGGGGGTTGACTCCATCAGCCGGAACATCGGCGGAACGGAACTGCTCTAGGACTTCCGGCAAGCCGAGTTTTTCGGCCAAGTCGGAAACGGTTTTTTCGTTGAAAGCCATGTTTATTGGGCTTGTGATACACCTAGCACCTCAGCCTGTTCGTCAGGCCGGGCAAATGGATTCTGTGGTTGTAGCCAAATGGGCGGCGTGGAAGCCCCATACACACCCATGTAGATCTTGCCTCCGTTGCGGTTAATCTCCTCTAGCTCCTCCTCTGTCAGTTTCCAGCAGCTTACTACCTGCGTTTGATCGACAAAGCAGGGGAGCGAACAGCACTGCTCATCCGTCATGTCAGCCGGCTTAGCCAGCAGCCAGTTCTGCTCGGGGAATTCGATAGGAGTTGCCATGTAGAAGGGGTTAAGCGCGGGAGCGTTTGCCAGTTGCGGCCGGGGCCTCGCTGGTTTCTTCGGCAGCCTCGGGGGCGGCAATAGCTTTCGCCTCAGCAGCCTCGCCTTTCAGCTCTTCCCAAATAGTACCAGGATAGGCCAGCAGGCGCTTGGCGTGGTCTGCGCTGAACTCCTGGGTCTTGCCACCCTTGGCGCGTAGTTGAACAGGATTCTCCATGATGGTCTGATGCGTTACGGTTCAAAGTTAAAGCAATACTTTAATTTATCAACAAAAGAAATGCCCATGACGCCGTAGCAGCCATGGGCACTCTTTCGGTTAGCGGTTGGCTTTACGGGGCGCTGGCTTGTCTGATTCCACCCCTTCTTGCTCAGCCACCGTAGCCTCGCCTTTTTCAGGCTCCGCTAACTTGCGCTCGGCTCCCTCTACCAAGCGGCGCAGGCCGTCCGCGTCGGCGTTAAAGGGGGCCTCTTCCTTGAATAGCTCCTGGTAGCGGGCCTGCAACTGCTCCACCGTTTCCAATGATTCTGTGGTTTTTACCACATCGGGGGCGGGGGCAGCGGTGCGCTTCTCGGCCGCCGTGCGCGGGTCATGCTCGATGGTGGCTTTAAAGCCGGCCAGCTTGCTTACCTGCTCATAGTCGGCGGGATAGTAGTATTCAATTACGGGCTCTTTCAGCTCCGCTCCCTGCTTATGGGTTACTTTCACCCGCAGGTAGTTGTTGATTTCGGCTTGCTGACTCATTGTCGTACGTAGTGAAGGTGTCCAGAATGTTTTTCACGCGGTCTTCGAAGGGAATCCGGATACCGAATTGCACCAACGGCCCGTTCTCGCGCTCAAAGCGGGCTACATAGTCGTTGAGGTTGCGCTTGCGGCGGAACAGGACAATCAAATCCTGGTCGTCGGGCCGCTCCTTCAGCCACTGCTGTACTTCGGTGGTGCTTCGGGTAGGCACGGGTTCCAGATAGAGCTTGAGACGATTATATTCCAGCTCCATGGGGTCGCCTGCATACTCCGTGTAGACGATATCCTCCAGCAGGCCAAACAGCGCGGAATCAGGATAGCCCGCTTCCTTCGCCAGCCGGTAGCGAACCTTAAGCTCATCTACCGTTTCGATATCGTACTTGTGTCCTACGTTAATAGCCGACTGCCGAAAACCAGCGTCGTAGCGCAGGCGGGCCATGGTATCCACAATGTTCTTGAGCACATGCTTCCAGGACTCGCCGTAAGCCTTGCACCGGTCAAAGACAGGCTGCAGATCAATTGTCTTACCGGTGGCAGTTTCTACCCGGGTATCCCGATTGAGCACGCCTTCTTTCCCTAACGCGGCCTGCTCCAGCTGGCGCTCCTTCTCGGCTAGTTCTTCCCGCTGCTCTTTCGAGGTTGCAATATCAGGTTCGATATAGCCAGCAGGGGGCCGAATGTCGGGCGCCGTGGAATCGGTGGGCACCTGAATGATATACGTCTTATCTGGGCCCACCGGGATAATACGCCCCTGCCCTTTGCACTTGGGGCAATCCTGCGTAGAACCGTCGGGCAGGTTCAGGGAGCCCGAGCCACCGCAGGCAACGGGAACGAGCTGCGCGTCTTCGGCACAGGCGTCTTTGTAGCTGATTTGAGCCTGGTAGTTACAGGGCACGCCGAAGGACCAGAACTTACGGAAGCCGTGAAAGGTCTTATCCAGTTCATGCACGTTGTAGTCGCGCAAATACACCTTGGCTACGGGCAAAGCCTTGTGCAGAATGCTGGTGCGAATTACATCCGTATCGTTTTTGGCGGTGTGCAGTGACGGGGTAAAGGCAGGCACGTAGCCTAGCCCGTGGACTGCGCTACGAGCAGGGCTGTGAACGAGCTTACCCCCTTCCCCACGCACCACAACGTGGGCGTTCAAGTCGTCAAAGCAGACAAAGTACTCGTCCTGCGTACCGGCCTGCTGCTTGATAATCACGTACTCGTACGTGTTTTCCTGAATCCAGGCGTCGTGAATCAGCTTCGAGGGGATGTACTCCCAGTAGGGCTCAGGGCGTCCGTCCTCGGCGTTTTGCTCTAGGGGGAGATCCACTAGAAAACACCCCTGAAAGCCCGTAAAGCTGACCTTTTGAAACTTGTTCTGCAGGCGCTGCTGGACTTTCTTGTCTTCCAAGAAGCGCTCAAAGTCCTGTTGCAGCTCGGGGGAGGCAAACTCGTAGTACTGGTTGGCGCCCCGAGCTGTGAAGACCTTGCCCAGCATCTGGGTGTACGCCCCGAACTTGGGTTCCGTCGCGGCCACGGCAATCTCTCGAATCGTTTTGCGCTCCTCTGGGGTTGCCATGGTCGTGTACTCATTCATAAACTCTTCCAGCAAATCGGGAGAGCCTTCGATGTGCAGACGGTGGCGCCGCTCCAGCTTACGCCCCTCCGCTAGGGACGAGGCGTAAGCTGGGTTTTCGCAGAGTTCAACAACACGCGGGGGAGAGAGCAGCACGGGCGGCTAGGATTAAGCGTTGGTCAGAGACTTCAGGAACTTGAGCTGCGCAGCCGACACGGGAGCCTCGGCAATGCTGTCGAAAGTCACCGTCAGCGGGTAGTTAGCGGGGATAGCCTGACCCAGACCGGGGCGCTCTAGTCCACCAAACACAATGGAAGCATTCTCCCAAGGGCCCTGTAGGTAGTCGTTGTTGTCCAGCAACCACACACGCACGGGGCGCTGAGCTTGGTTGTGCTGGGAAACAGCCGCGTGGGTGGCATTGGTGGGGTACTGCGCCCGGGCCGTCATGGTGCGGGTGCGGTTGGTGAGGATGGTAGCGCCGTAGGGCACATCATTCCCCGTCAGGGTTTGATCCGTCGGGGCAGGCACGATACCCACCGCCAGGTTCTTGAGGATAAACACCTGGTTAACACCGGTGGCCGTCATGGCGGCCTGCGCGCCAGCCTGAGTAGTCAGGTCAGGGGCGGTGCCTTCCATGTCCTGGTAGAAAATAACCGGAATCTGCGTACCCAGCGCAGGAATCGGATTGCCAGAGCCGTCGCAGTTCTTGGCGTCGTTGTCCACTGCTACGAGTGGGAGGTCGCAAGTTGCCATGTTGTCTTCTGATGAAGTTGAAAAGTAGAACTTTAGCGAGCGAAGTTAAAGTAATACTTTAACATTTTCCAAAAATAAAGGTTGGGTTATGCCCCAACCTTCTTTGCTGCTTTAATGCAGGCACGGCAATATCTTCGCCCATTACTGTGATATGTATTGCTTTCGCTGTATTCGTGACCTTTCCGACAATGTGTTTTGTTTTGCCCAGCATGGCGGCGTTTGCGCATTTTGTCATCCACATTATCCTGCACGCTTCCAGCAAACAGGTGAGACGGATTCACACAGCGTCTATTGTCACAAGTATGGCAGATAACAGTCCCAGGCGCCACTTCCCCATTGGATTGCTCAAAAGAAAAGCGATGCACCAGTACCTTCTTTGAGGCAATTGTGATTTACCCATAGCCCGAGCTATTCAACCCACCATTCCACACCCAGCAATCATTCGTTTTATCGACTTTGTTCCAAAATCTATCCATAAGACTTATTGTTTTATTTATATTAAAATAAGCATTTTACCGCAAAATATCAAGATCAATCATGTTTAAATAAAAGCAAGTAGTTGCCTACAGCAGACCTTGGTAGTTGCCCACCAGCTCAAAGTACTCTCGCATCATCAGCGCATCCCACCAGTCAGGAGAGCGGCCCAAGGCCTGGGCCATGACCTGCTTGGGCTGCAGACGCAAGGGGCCGTCCTTGTCGGCATCCCGGCGCTTGACCTGCTCCATTTCTTCGGTGAGCTGTTCTTGTTCTTCTACTGTGGCGTTGACTACCCAGATACTCCCCTCGTTCACCCGCTTGGCAAGTCGGTAGCCGCACTGGGTCTTCAGGTTCTCGTAGTTTTCCTTTTCGCCGGCCACCTTCACGGCGCTGCTGCCGTTGAGGAAGCCTTTCGCCCCGGGCAGTTGGTCGCGCACGCCGCCCCCTACCCCGTCCTCATCCACTACCACGCGCGACATGGGCACCTGGTACTTGATAGCCAGCTTAAGGATTTCCGCAGCTACCTCCCGGGTGTCCTTCTTGGCTAGGCGCAGGGTGTGAACGTTGCGCCAGCCGCTCCAGACGCGGATAACGGTCTTGTCGTCGCCCATCCGGGCAATGTCGGCCGTGATGTAGCCGAGCCCTGTTGGAACGTGTTGGTTACGGAAGAGGTCACAGATAGCATCATACCCCATCAAGGCCGTGGGGTCGTCGTCGTACTCCCAGTTGCCGAGCATCAGTCTTTCCCGGCTGGCCTGGTCCATGGTGCGCAGGTTCTCCAGGTAGTGCTTGCTGATGTGCGGGTTATCCGTCAGCAGGGATTGTATAAATGCTTTGTGCGGTTCGAGCTTGCCTTCCTTCTGCGCTTTGTAGAAGTAGGCATACACCCAGGCTTTTGAGGGGTTGCAGCTGCCGAGTAGCTTCGGGCTCAGGCCAAAGTCATCAAGCTTATAGCGGATACGGGACTTGGCTACCTGCCAAGCCTTCTGGGTAATCTGCGGTATCTCGTCAATGAAGCCGCCGGTTATCTCCAGGGAACCCAACGAGTCGTACTGTTCATCGGAAGGCTTGTACTTAAGTTCCTTGAGTAGAATGATAGAGCCATTCTTGAAACGGATTTCATTCCGGTTTTCACTGTACTGATAGAGGCCCGTAGCGCCTTGCCGCTTCATCACGTCGAAGAACGATACCAGCGTGGTCTCCTTGAGCGTGATGATATCCTTTCGGGCCATCAGCCACCGGGTGCCGGGATACTTCAGGGCTGACTTACCCAACCAGTACGCGCCTACCTGGGACTTACCCCCGCCGGCTCCACCCCCAAATAGGATTTCAGACACGCCGTTGGTGTGGTCTTCCAGCAGGTCGAGGGCCCTAGTTTGTTTCAGGGTCAGGTGCATAGGTGCGCTGCTCGTTCCAGGTGATTGCCTGCCCGTCGGTAGTTACATCCAAGTGCTTCGTGCCGTACTTCTTTGGCGCCAACAGGGCCATCAACTTAAAGCGCGCATCTATCTTGAGCTTAGCCCGCGTGGTGGCTGTGAACTGCTCACGGGTATAGGTCTTGCCTTCCTCTCCGGTCTCTATCTCAATGATGTCTCGGCTATCATCGTCGGCAATATCCAGTATCTCCTCGGCCATGTGGTCGGCCTGCACCTCGCGCGCCTGCGCATAGATGGTCCGGAAATGTTCGTGCGCGGCTAGCCATTCCATGACGGTACTCTTTCCGGGCATGGTTTCTTCCTGGCAAATACTACGCAGGCTCTCTCCGTTGGCAATGCGGCTGCAAATCTTCTGCACCAGCTCCAGCGTGTACTCCGACGGGCGCCCCGCCTTGGGTTGACTCTCAGTGCTCATGGCCTGAAAACGGTTAAAATGTGCTACCAAAGTTAAAGTAATACTTTAACAACAGGACAGCAAAAAGCCCCAGCGGGTTCGACTGGGGCTAGAGTTACTTCTTGGGAGGAATTGTCTGCTCGTACAACTGCTCTATCCGTTCCAGCGGCACCGTCTGGTTTTCCAGCGCCATAGAGGCGTACACCGACCGGACGACCATGGACTTTACCACGGCAGGGTCTTGCAACTGCGGGTATTTGTCTTTCAGCTTCATGGCTGTCCCGGTTTCGGCTTCTGTCGACGGGCAGCGGCTTGGGCTATCCGTTCGGCGGTTTGGTATAACTGTTCCCCTGGCCGGCGCAACTGCTCAAAGGCGTTTTTGGTCTGACCGGTCACCCACATTTGTTGAGGATTGCTATTCTTCAGCATGCGAATGTGATATTTAATGTGATATTTGCGCCCCGCTAAGGTACGCAAATCCTATGGTTCAGCATGATACCCTCCCAGAAGTAAAGCAGGAATTTACACCGACAGCCTATCAACGTCGCTTCAAAGAGGGGCGGATAGCGGCCGGGGCTTCCCTAAAAGCCGTGGCCGACGAGGTGGGTGTATCTCTGCAGACCATTGGGCAGTTTGAACTGGGCAAGCAGAGCATGAAGATTGACAACTTCCTTAAGGCCTGCGAGGCGCTGCACTTGCGCACAGACTGGGTGCTCCATGGTACAGGCCCAATGTTTACCGGTGCCAGACCTGTACCAACGAAGCGAGGGGGCCGGCCAGCCGACCGGGCGAAATAACTGCCCGGGCTCTCTGGTGTAGTCCGGGTACTTGTCGGAAGGAAGCAGGGCCGGGGTCTACTGGTGGAGTGGGGTGGCTTATTCATCCTATATCGTAGAATTCATGAGCAATCGTAAGCAAGGCAACTCGGCAGATAGCCAGCGGGGCGTTAGCGGCCCGAGTCTCCCGGCCTGGCCCGTTTTGTATATCCCACACCTCGGCTACGTAGGGGTATTCCCCTGTCTCAAAGTCCTTAGCCCGGGTCAGATCTATTAGGTAGCCTTTGGTTTCGAAGTGTTCTATAATCTTCCATGCGGCGGCTATGTAGGTTGAATAATTCGGTATCATATACCAATTACCCTTGCCAGGCTCTCGGGTATAGTCCTCATCAAAATTACGTTCTGGATAAAGCATCTTAGCCAATAGTATATCCATCTCCCGGCCGGCGGGCATCTGCTCAATCTGTTCTCGTGTTAGTTCCATCTCGTTCTATCGGTTTCGTTGTTAGGATACCCGTATGCCCAGATTCACTTAGTGGGCTGCCATTCCTCGGCAACGGATTGAATAACTTCCACCATAGCCAGCGCGAGGTCATGGTCGGTAGCTAAGTCGTACACCACATCGGCACGGTATACATCAGCCGACAGGGTTTGCAGCTTGATATTGCGGGGTTGCTTTTTGTCGTAAGCATAGCAGGGCATCAGGCAGTGTTCGTAATCGTCCCGGAAGTAGGAGTTAGCTTTTGAGACCTGTAGCCCCATTTGTTTGCATTCGGCCTCGAAGGATTGTAGAGCCTGAATAGTGCCGATAATCTTGAAGGATGGGATGTTGGAGTCTCCTAGAAAAGTCTTCATGGCTTTGTCTGTTGCTTAAGGTTGGACGCATATGCCCAGATTACGGGCGGTTTCTAGTAGCCCTTCAGCCTGTTCTTTCGTGAGGGAGTGCGCGACGAATCGGAATCCATCCAACCCTTCCCAGGTGGTCACGTCACAGGCGGGGCGTAGTCGGGCGGGGGCTTGTTGTCTCTCCCTCTCTTCGGTACTCCGACGATTGCTCTGTTTTCTTGGCTCTGTGGCCTTCGCGGGTTCCGGTTGGGGCGATGGTGCAGGCGGGTCGGGTTCGTGTCTTAGAGGTGTATTTCCCGGCGTTTTAGCGGCACCCTTGCCGTACAGGGCCTGATACTCGGCGCTGGTCATGTTGAAGTGAACTGAATAACCTTAGCCTCGGACACCACTTGCTCAGCCTCGTTCACCTTCAAGCTGGTATCTAATTCATGCCGCACGTATGGCGTCCAGCGTTGACGAAATAGGGCACGCATAAGAGTACATAGGTCAGTGGCATTTGTCCAGCAAGGAGGTCTGCGGCTTTGAGGGCTCATCTTTGCATACTGCCAGACAATGAATTCCTTGGCTGTCTTGCCTGTAAAGTGGAAGCGCATTGTTTCCCCTTGGGCGTATCGAAAGCCATAGCCAGCCCAATCAAACACAACCCCGTGGTCTTGGATTTCGACAATGGTGACCTTCTCAGCATTGGGCAGGGCGGCTAATACCAAAGCGGCCAACTCGTTTCCGGTAATAAGATTGTCGCTCATTCCTTCACCCCTCCTTCCTCCCCTCCCTTACTTGCTGGGGCAGCGGCCCGGGCGATTACCAAGCCTCTCTCGACTTGTGCTATCTGACCTTTCACCCACTTTGCAACTAGCTCACGCTCAAACAGCCTCCCTTTTCTAAACTCATCATCCGTTGCACGGGCTGGCTCAAACTCACATTCGTAGAGAATCAGCTTCAGTACTTCTGCTTGCGTTTCTAGCTTTTGAATATCCCATTGCCCTTCCGCTTCCTGTGTGGCGTGGTGGAGCTGGTCGAGTAGGTATTGAATGTCGCTGGGGGCGTGGGCAATCAGTTCGGCATCTTCCGGCATCACAGGGCAAGCCTCATAATCAGCGGTAATCTTCTGGTTTATGCCAGCTTCATACTTTGCCATCACTAATCCATCGGCAACAAACCACGGCCCTGGTGTTGCCGCTTGCAGGCGCTGGCGTATCTCCTCTATTCTCTGCTGTTCCATTGGTAAGAAAAGGGGTTAGAGTGCGTTGAACTGCTCGTGCAACTTCGCCGAATCGTCTTGCCGGCGGGCTATCAGCTTGGCTAAAAACTCTCGCGCTGCCTCTGCGTCAGGATGTTCGCAGTTTCCACCTGTTCCGATGGTTGTTAAAAGCGTGAAGTCGGATTCATTAGTGTATACCCGAATGATGATACCCGGCTTCTGGAAGCTGGCTAATTCCTCATTGGTGGTGGCAATCTTTTGGTCAAGCTCTTTGGCTTTGGCTAGTGTGGCTTGGTTCATAAGTCTGGTGGCGTTTGGCCTTTAGGTTCACAAGGGGAGGGGGAAAGAGGGCTAGTCGTGTGTCTCTTTGGCGTTTTCAATGTGCCATTCGTGGATATTGCCGCTCACCCCGGCCTGGGCGGCTCGTAGTCCAGCGACATACATGCGGCTGAGGGCTTGACCGACGGTGAGTTGCTGCCAGCTAAAGCACTTATCCCGGCGAAGAGGGGCATTCATAGCCTGCTCGTAAGCGGCATTTACTTCATCCATAATGGCGCGGTGTTCTGGAGATAGAGGCATGGCATCGGGGGTTGTTCACTACTTGCAATTGGGGAGGGGGCTAGGCATCTATTCGCCTAGCGCTTCGGCCTCTTGTCGAGTGAAGTAGCACCCCTCCTCATCCGTCACGTAGTCGTCTCCCTCAAATACCGGAAGCCCAGAATATTCATACCAACCAATCACTATTTCATCATTGATAGCGGTTATGCTATAACCTGGGTGGTCTTTTCGAAACTGCTCAATAGCTTCTGCTTTGCTATTGAACTTGCCTACTGCGATTAGGGTGTCTTGCCCTGTGATTTCAAACTCTTCCATGTGATTGCGAAATGTTGTGGGTTGAGGTTAGGCGGCGTTATCGTCTCGTAGTACTTGCATGGGGGAAGGAGGGGGCTAGAAGGGTGGTTCCTCATCGAAATCCGACGGCGGGAACTGGTCAATCCGGGGCGGGGTGCCGGGTGCGTTGAACTGGCAGGTTTCCAGCGGGTGCTGTGCGTCGCCTATCACAGGGAAGTAGCGGGCCTGCTTCACGTCGTAGAGTAGGTCCAACTGTCCAGGCTTCCCGACGCGACCGCGCTTCTTAATTTTGTGAATCCAGAGTTCCACTTCCGGGTCGGGGAAGTTGGGCCGAAAGACGGCCAGCACGTTGTCGAACTTGTTCGCCCACATCTTGCCGCCGCTGATAGAATAAGCATTGGGCACGGTTAGCTTGCCCTGCTTGTCCTTCACGTCGCCGCCAGGGTGGGCAGTGATAACCACTGCCATGTTGTGCCGAATGGCAAAGCGCTTGAGTAGGCTGAACTGCTGAGACAAGTAGAGGTCTTCCCGGCTCTGGAATTCGTGGGTTAGCTGGTTCCACGGGTCAATCAGCAGGGCGTCGAAGGGTTCTTCTGCGTGCAGCTCGGCAAAGCGGTCTAGTAGTTGGGCCGGGGTGGCTCCGTCGGGCGTAGTCACGACGCGGAAGTGGTCGTAGAGCCAGCGTATAGCGTCTTGCAGCTCGTCGAGGCTCATCCGGTTGGATTCAAACTTCAGGTTAGCCGTGCGACCGACCAGGATTTCGGCCATTTCCACGTAGAAGTCGTCTTCATTCTCTGGGATGCAGACAATAAAGCGCCAGTTGCTAAACACGGCTTTGAGGAGCATTACCGACATAATCCAGCGGCTCTTGCCCTGATTGGCATAACCCGTGATGGCGGTTATCTCTTTGCGAAGCCAGGTCCAAAACTCGTCGAGGCAAGGCCAGTGGGTGGTTTCGCCGTTGCCCGTTCCCCGCAAGTAGAAGTCGGTGGCGGCGGCCAGAATATCCTCTAAGGTCTGAATGGGCAAGGGCACCGTGGCTGGTATGCTAGGCGCTGCTTGCGGGCGGATAGTGCGGCCCGGTAGCGGGGCGGGTTCCAGGGCCGCCAGCGGGTTGGGGTTGTAGCGGCGGTTAGACATCGGTCGGAACGTTTTGAGTGAAGCGGCCTTGCAGCAGCTTGTAGAGGTCTTGCTCTTGGTAGTAGCGGGCGTTGGCACTCTGCGCCTCGCGCTGGTAGAAGTCGCGGTCCAGGGCCATCTGCGTGTACTTGAATTGGGCGTCTACCATTTCCAGGTTCATTTCCTCTTCGCGCTGGTCGAGCAGATTCAGCAGGGAGGCGTTGGAGGTGAGGAAGAACTCCAGGGCTCGGAGGAAGGCAAGGTTGCGGTCGTAGCGGGCGCGGGCCGTCGGGGTGTCAGCCGGGGGCGTTTGTAGGGCTTCCCGCATCGTGGCCACGAACTCAGCCAGCTTGCGACCGGCAAACTCCTGCTGCCAGCGGGCGTCTTCCAGTTCTTTGGGGTCGGGCAGGTTCATCGGCCGGGTTGGTTTTGGTAGGGGTTCTGCGGATAGGCCAGCGAGACGACGACGGCTTTCGGGAAGTGCTTCAGGTAGGAGGCGGCTTTCATCCGGTCCATGTTCTGGTCACCCGGTACGCCGTCGATGTAGATGCGCTGGCCGGGGGTTTCCTGTCCGGGCTTGGGCAGCAGGTCTTTCGGGGTGGGCTTGCTGGGTAGGGTGTGGCCGGCCGTCGGTTTGAGGAGGGGACCACCTTTGCCCTGGTTTTCGAGGAAGCGCCGTACCCAGGTGTTCCACTGCTTGATTGTCCGGCTGGTGTCGTCATCTTCGGCGGCGACCAGGGCGGCCCGACGGTAGTACTCGAAGTCGATGTCGAGGTAGCCGTGCCGTTCGCAAATGACTTTGAAGACGTGGGGCTTGGTCAGCGGGCCGACGGACCAGTGTTGTTCATCGTCGGGGTCGGTCAGCGCCCGCACAGCTTGTTGTTCGGGCGTCAAGCTTTTAGGAGGTTGTTGGACCTCGACCGGCGGCGCTACGTCGTTAGACGTATTAGAAGATGAAGTAGAAGATGAAGAGCTTTTTTTGGGTTCCATTTGGGTTTCGCCAAAAAAACCCAACCCTTTTGTTTGGGTTTCATCTGGGTTAGCTGTGGCTTTTCGGGGTCTTCCGCCCCTCTTGCCGTTCTCAGCTTGCTTCTCCCGAAACGATTCCTGCTTGGCTCTTTCCTCTTCTAAGCGCTTGTGAATCAAGCGACCCGGCAGAGAAGGCGACTTGATAAACAAGGCCAGCGCGGGCTTAATCACCTTCACATCGGCGTACTTACACATCGGTACGCACAACTCAGGTTTGGCGGGAATACTACCCTCTCGCCAGCAGTAGTTCAGGAGGCGGACGTAGGCGGCCTCTGATTCGAGGCTCAGCAGCATTACCCGCTCGTCGGCTAGGTAGTCAGCCGCGTACCATTGAAAGGCGGGCGACTTCATGCGGCGGCAGCGTCAGAGGGTTTAACCTTCCGCGTGTAGGGCTTGCGAGCCTTCTTTGACTGCCCATCGCCCGGGCCTCGCACTGTTGCCCACCCTGTTGGCGCGGCATCGGGTCGGGGCTTGGGATTCAGCGGCCGGCCTGGGTAGTCCCTGTGGTAGTTGGCGGTTACGCGCTCCATCATGGTCCGTGCCGCCTCGCTTTCAGCGGTGTCTGCATCCTGCATCATGTAGGCTATTTCAAGCTCATAGATGCGGTACTCATAAGCTTCTGCCTTAACACGCAGCTTGAGTTGCAGCGGCTCCGGGTCAGGGCTTGACTCCGGTTCAGGGGTCGGCTGTTGGTCGCGTAGGGCAGCCACCTCAGATACCAAACCTGGGATGGTTTCTGTCTGCATCAACATGCAGGCAAGACGCCGTAGCAACTCATTTTCCTGCTGTAGTTGGCTATAGGTTTTCATGTCTCTGCCAATAATGAAGCCGGCCGCCCTCCCCACTACAGGAAGGCTAAACCGGCTTCGGGTTGAAGGGTGGCAGCCCTAGTTGAAGTCGTTGCAAAGGCTGGTAGTGGACAGCCTGTTTCTCGCGTCATTCCCCTGCCAGGGTATTCGCTCTTGCGTATTACGAATATACGCAAACGTATTACGTTTGACAACGATTGTCAATAATTATTTTCATCCGTATACCTTTGCACTATGGCAAAGCAGGTGTACCCCGTTCGTGTGGATGAAGAAATGAAGCGCAAGCTGGAGGCAGTGGCCAAGCACGAGCGGCGCAAACCCAGCGACTTTGTGCGCCTTCTGATTGAGGATGCCATTGCCGCCTATGAAAAGGAACACGGCCCGATAGAACTCCCCTCCCCCACCAAGTAACCCCCACTAGGGGGAGGCTAGAACCTATTGTGGTTGCCACGGGTCGTAATCATCTTCATCCGCTGGGGCATCCTGTAGGGTAAGCCGGATGATATCAACTGCTGCCGCTATGCCGAAGATGATAGCATAAGCAGGTGTCGGAGAAGTGACGAAGATGAAGGCCCCTCCCAGGTTCGTAACCAGGGAGAGGTAATTCAATGTCTTGCTGCTCATTGTCCAGTAGAGCCAAGACCGCCGGTTCGCTCCTTCGTGTCAGCCGTAAAGCCCTGCACCGCCCGCAGCACTGGGGAGAGTACCCCCTGGGCAATCCTGGCACCGGGTTCAATGGTGAAAGGCTCATTACCGCAGTTAATCAGTAGCACCATCACTTCGTCCCGGTAATCAGGATCTACCGTACCAGGGGTGTTGAGCACTGTTACCCCATGCTTCACAGCAAGACCAGAGCGAGGGCGGATCTGCATTTCACTGTTTTCAGGCAGCCGCAGCCACAAGCCAGTCGGCACCAGGCACCGCCCAAACGGGGGTAGTTCAATTGGTGCTTCTATTTCGGCGGTTAGATCCAGTCCAGCGGCGCTACGGGTGGCATAGTGCGGGTGCTTATGGGTGCCGCGGTAATCAAGTACTTGGGAGAAATCAAGTCGGGAGCACATACTACTTACTTAGTAAAGCCATAGGAGAGAGAAGCCGCCGAACCGCCGCGGGTGTTGGCACCGACACGAGCCGTAATGCGGGGCTTTGTCGGGTCTTGTGGGGTTGCCATCTGGCTGGGGTAGGTGCGGGCCTTCAGTTCCCGCTGCTTTAGAGCTTGCTCGATGCGCTCCCGCTCTATATGCAGGTTAGGAGACATATCCGGGCGGGTTAGCCCGGCGGCCATATCTTCTAGGTGAGAGAGGCGCTTAGTTAAGTCAGCCGTGGAAAAGGCAGCGCAGTTGATCGTGGGATTGTATTTCATGACAGGGAAGAATCAGGGGTAGTAGGGGAAGGCACGTAGGCAATGTTGAGGCGGATCATCTCGTCCATGTGGCGCAGCACCGCATCCATTTGCGCCGGGTTCAGCTGGCAGAACTTCTCACCGCACAGCCCCAGGGCATCACTAATGGCGTTGGTGGCGTCGGCATCCTCCATATCGAACTGTGCCTGCATGGCGGCTATGAGCGTATCAGAGAGCTTGACCAGCTCATTCAGGGCGCGTTTGGCTTCGTGGCGAAACAGCCCCATCGGGACCAGCCCGCGGGTTGCATGGTCAATCATCACAGCCCCAGCGGATAGCTCTCCGATTAGTCCAGCCACCTTGTGCTGCACGGCGGGGTCCGGATGGTCAGAGGGGCGCGTTTTGGGTTTTGCTGCGATGTTGGCGCGGGGCGTGGATAGTCCGGCATGGTACACGGCTTGGCGTATGGCTACAGTCCGCTGAGTGGGCTCCTTATGTGGGTTGCTGAGCCCTAGTTTCTTGATATGGTTCATACTTTCGAGAGTTGAGAGAGCGGCAACAGCTTGTGTTGAGCGTGGGCCGTCTTTTTATAGGTCCGTTCATCGGGGGCGGCGAACGTGGCGCCTCCTTTCCCAAAGGCTACCCAGATTAGATTGTCATCTGGGCTGGGCTCTAGCACCCTGCCGACCCAGCCATTCATCTGGCGGCCGGGCCGGTTTACTTTCACGATGTCGTTGGTATTCATGGCTGCAGCGGTAGTTTCGGCTCGGACCATCCCCTATCTCCCCCAGCGGGTCGGGTGCCTACGGCTACCTCTATCTTCTCTGGCTTCGGCTGGGCTTCGGGCTTCAGATTCCACAACCCGCCGGATACCACGGCTAGGAAGACTGAGAAAAGGATTACATACTTTGCCCCCTGCTTGCCTCTCGCTTCCTTCTGCTCGTCCGTATAGCTCGGGCGGGTCCATAAGCGGGGTGTGGGGCAGACTATATCATTGTAGTGGGCGGGCTGGGTCATGGCGTGGGGGTGGGGTAGACTGGTGATAAACTTCCGGTTGTAGTATCCCAGCGCAGGCCGTGAAGCGGGCAGGTGACACAACCATTTTCAACTTTGCAGGAACTAAGCCGTGCTCCTTTGTGCGGGCACACCATACCTGGCTTTAGCTTGCGGTGGAGATAAGCAGCCTCTAACCGCTCAGGCCAATTCCCCTTTTTTATGGGGAAGGCGGTGGCGTGCCGCCTCATCTGCATTTCCACCTCTTCAATGCGGATAATGTCTTCCTCTGTCAATACCATCGCCTTTTCTATACCTGGCTGCTCATCCCAGTATAGACTGCGGGCGGCTGAAAAGGCCTGTGTTGGGGCAAAGCGCCAGTCTAAGTGGTAGTGCCTCCAGTGAAAGCCGATAATGTCTTGGTCTTCGTGTTCGGGGCCAAACAAGGGCACTGGTAGCCCATTGAAACACCTGGCTATGCTTGCACTATGTTTGCAATCACGCGCTGGCTTCAAAATGGCGGCCTTAACCAAGTAGGTGCGCCTAAGTACCGCTTGGGTTACTTCTTCTATGCGCTCTATCATAACTCGGCCCCTCCTTCCTGCTGCTGCGCCTGTAGGCGGGGTGCGGTTGGTAGTGGTTGCCAGTGGGTGATGGAGTTCTCGGCTTCCCCCTCTTCGTTGCTGAAATAACCATCTACCCATTCGGAGTACTCAGGCTCTTCATCTGTATATCCAGCGGGCATCCAATCAGCTATCCAGATAGAGCTACCTTTTTCTCCCCTAGTGCATACCAAATAGGAGTCTTCCGAGTCTGGCAGCTTGTCCTTTACCGATACCCATCTATCCCACGGCACTACTGCCTCTGGTGTATAAGCCGGCCGCCCCATGTGCATCAGTAACACATCTTCGTAGGCTTCTTTCCTAGTAGCGCGGGCGTTGGCGCTAGGGGCCTTATCCCCTGCCAGCTGACCAAAGAACCGGCCGTCCTCCATTACCCGGACATATCCGATAATGACTCTATCCAGCGTAACCGCATTGGGGTCAGGATGAAGGAAGGCGTGAAGGCGGGCCGTGAGTTTGATTGCCTCTTCGCTGGGTGTATCGTTCGCCGCCTCTACCCGTACCGTCAGCACATTAGTCCAACTAGGCTTTGAGAGGGTGCCTTTATTGCTTACCATATACAGTAGGTTGGTTGCGCTATTGCGGTACCACGTATTCTCTTTGTAATCTTCCATTAGCTTTGCAGTCGTTAATAGTTGGAGTATCGAGCCCGCCCGGATTGCGCCCGTGCGGGCTCCTTTCGTTTAGGTGAGGCGGGTAACACATTGCACTGGTAGGCCCGGTGCGGGTTTGGGCCGGGGTGGTACCGGCGGCAGGCTCTGCATGTAGGCGCGGGCGGCCTGCTGTTTATCTGTCACGGCAGCGGCTAGCAGCTTCGTGGTGTCGCGGTGGGTGGGCATGGCTCAGGGGCGACCTATAAGAGAGGGGCAAACCTGAATCTGGCTTAGCAGGGAGTCAGGGCCGTAGTAAGTCAGGTGCCGATTGATTTGAATGTGCAAGTCTTCTGCACTCAGGCCGTCGAATGCAGCCCGGCCCGTTCGGGCTTCTGTTAGGCGGTGTATATCTGCCACGTTACCACCATCTGACACCGCCCGGATATGGTAGAAGAATTCGGTATCAGGCAGGGCAGGGACTTTAGCAGGGTATCCAATAGTTGATTCAACACCCAAGTCGGTGGCGACACAAAAACTGACAGCGTTCGGTCGGATTGTGAATTGAGGAATTATCATACCTGTAGGCACTTAAAGAAGCTGAGGAGTTGAGGGAGGGTCAGGCCAGCGGCCCGGCAGAGGCGAGGGCGGTAGTTCATCCGAGCCGTTGGGTTAGTAGCCGCGGCTCGGGGCCGGTGAAAAAGGAACTGTTCAGGTACTCCTCTGTCTCTTTATTCTCCTGCGCAAAGGCCACTGCAGCGGCGTGGCTGGCTTGCTGGTAGGAGGCGAAAGCTTCCATCTTCTGCTGACAGAGCCGCTCGTACTCTGCTTTGCGGGCGTCGCGTTCAGCGGCTAGGCGTTGGTAGGTATTCATGGCTAGGCGGCGTATCGTTCGGTATCAGTCAATCCAGTTTCTTTGGTCACTCTTGCGGCGTCAGCTTCGTGCTGCAGTTGGCCGGCCCGGTCGGCGGTGCGGGCCGGCAAGTCGCTAGCCCTGCTCACCATGCTGGCGGCTGTCTGCACCCGCCACTCTTTCTTCACCGCCTCCACTCGCATCAGCAAAGCCAGTACTTTATCTGGGCGGTAGGCTGCTATCTGATAGGTCAGGTAGTTGAACCCTTGCGTTTTCGTGGTGGGGTCGAACCCCTCTCCCAGTGTGGCCGTGGCCTCGTAGATATCGCGGGCGGCTGTCTGCCAGTCTGGGGCGGCTCCGTCAAGGTGGTAGCCATCTACCCGACGCATGATGACAGCCGTAGCAATGGCACTATAGAGCTTGCAGCTAAAAGGGGTAGGCAAGTCCAGCTTATCTAGGTAGTCGCGTTCTGCTGGGGTCAGCGAATCGTGGCGGCAGAGGTGGGGAGGCAGGTACATGGCTAGACCTTTTCGCCGCCGTGGGCTTCAATAAAGGCCCGAACCAACTCCACCGGCACGTAGCCAAAGACAGTGTCTGTATCTGCCTTCTCACTACTATCCTTATATGGTTGCCAGTCTGAGCCAACCTCACAGGAAGGGAAACCAACCTCTACCGCTTCATAGGGGCCGCGGTCTTCGCGAGGAGAGCAATAGTGGAAGTTGCTGGCCTGCACGCTAAGGGTAGTCCCATCTGCACATTCAATAGGAGCAACCACCCACGGGCGAATAGTCGGGCAGTTGGCAGGAGTAGACAACCGTCCGTTGCTATTGAGGGGGTCTACAGCTGTATTAAGTATCCAATTCAAGCGAGGCGTATTCATCGTCGTAAATCAGTTAGCGGTTGGCGTAGGCTAGGCGGGGTTGCTGGGGCTGCGTTTCCAGCTTGTAGAGCAGCGCGGCGGCTTCATCCTTCAGGCACATGCCACTGTGTAGCTTGGCGTAGGTGACAATGCTTTGGATGGCTTCGCGCTTGCAGCCGATGGCCGTATCGTTCACGGCTTGTTCGAGGAAGCGGTACTCGGCTAGGTTGATGCGGAGCTTTTCAGGAGCAGCTGCCCACATCAGGGGCGCGGTGGTTGCGGTGGTATTCATTAGATTTGCAGTAGTTGGGATTCGTAGTCTGTTTCTCTTCCGGTAGCGGCCCCTGTTGTTTTCGACGGCGACAGGGGCCGCTTTGTGTTTAGGGGTGGGCGGGGTGTTGAGCTAAGCCAATCACGCTGGCGGGGCATTCCATCATCCGGCGAGTAAGAGCCGCGCCCATTGTTGGCTGCCCAATGCTGGCTTTTGTGCCATCTGTGAATTCCACTGCCCACAGATTGAAGGCATTGGAGGCATCCCCGCTAGAAGGGGTGGCTGACTTAACTTCTCGTAAGGCACCATCATGGCGCAGGTGTATGGCGCCCTTCTCGGTTACTAGAATGCCTTGCCGTTCTGTGTAGATGTTCATGGCTCTCGTTCGTTACTAATGGTAGGGGTAGGTACTCGCAGCAGGGGATGTGTCGCTGTTGATGATGCAAGTATACCGAAACTTCGGTAATACGCAATACATCGTTATCAATATTTCGTTTAGACTGAGCAAAAAAATATTGCTCTTAGGAAGTAAGGCTTGCCGCGAGGTCGTCTTTGATGCGGTTGGCAATCGAAAGAATATTGCCCTTGTGTATCTGTATCGTTACCTCTCGCCCTGTTCCCTCATCGAAAAAAGAAATACAAGCAAGGTCTCCCTCAAACTTCACCAGCGGGGCCTCCCCTTCATTCGGATACAGCACGTCCAACTGGTTCTCAGATTCTTGAATCAGCAACGTCATTATTTCAGCATCATTTCAAGTTGATTCTTATGCACATACACCCGGTCAAACATCAATTCAAAATGCTCCTTGCCAGAACTGGCAACCATTAAAGTATTTATTGACATGATGTGCGCTTGCAGAGCTTCGCGTGCTGGCTCCCCTAAGAACTGGTGCAGGAAAGCCACCTCATCATCCCCAGCGAAGGCGGCACGGGCTGCTTTCAACTCGCGGGTCATGTTCTTATCCATGCAGTTATAGACGTACTTATTGATGAAGTGCCCTACGAACTGCGGAGTGCCTTTCTTTGGGTTGTACTTCTGCCCGTAGAGCTTGAGCACGTTTTTCATAAACTCCGAGGGGAAGGTTTTCTCCCATTGGCGGGGCGCTGGCAACAGCTGGCTACGAAGCGAGTAGGTTCCTGTCTTGCGCAGAGAGGGTAGCACCTCATCGAATATCCACGCCTCAAACACCTCTGCCTGTGGCATCTCTGACTTGGCAGCCAAGCGGTAGAGGTTTCCTTCATTAATCAAAAGGGTGCTTTGTTTACCCCCTGCGGAAGGTAGTACCATCTTGGTACACCCTTGCGGCCGGCAGTGCAGGCCCAATACGGCAGTCGTTGATTTCTTGTATTCAAGGATGCGGCATACATCCGCCGCTACAAACCACGGGTTGCCGTTTTCATCCGTCAACGAACGAATGTCTTTGCCTTCGAAACAAAAGAGCTGTACTTTTTTCATGGCTTTATGCGGTTGCTTTAGAGGGTTTTCGGAGTGGGCCAGCCAGCAGGGTTAGCGCCTTTAGTATCTCGTCATCATAGCGACGAATCGGAGTCCGTAGCACGTTCTGCACTCTTTCGGGGTCGAGGTCGGGCCGAATAGCGCAAAGAATTGCCACCGTAGGCTTGGGTAGCTGGGGCCGGATGCGGGCTAGTTTCTTCTCGAAATCAGCCTTTTGCGCCTGCGTTTTCTGTGGCAGGGTTGGGATACCCGCTCGTCGTCCTGGCTGTGCTTTCATCGTTGCCTGCATATGTTTTATCGGTTTACTATTGCTTAATGCCGATTCTTCGGTATAATTGCACCGAATTACCGGACTAACGGTAGTAAACAT